CTTCCGCGCGTCTCGCTTCTCGCACAGCCTGCACCTCGGCGTGTCGACCCGCGCGCCCGGCACCGGCGCGAGACCGTCCTCGATCCCGCGCATCGGCCTTCCGCGCCCCCTCTTCGGTATCTCGTCGTCTTCCAAGCTCATAGGCCATCACCCTCCTTCGGTCGGCGTCCATCAGAACGTCCCCCTTATGCCGACCTCTATGGCCGGCCTGTCGCGGATCATCCTGACCGCCATGTACGGGCATGGGTTGGGCAGGGAGACGCGAGGGGCCGGGCCGAACGCCGCGAGCTCCTCGGGCGTGAGCGGCCTCGGCCTCGGCATCCAGGGAGGCGTGATGTCCTTCCCGGAGCGCGCGTTCCGCAGCATGACCTCGTCGGCCGTCACTTCCCGCACCTCTTCTCGACCTTGGCGATGAGCCTGTCGATGTACCAGCGCGCCGACTTGAGCGAGCGCACCGGCTCCTTCAGGTTGTACCGCCACAGGTACTTGATCGCGTTGGCGGCGAGGATGGCCTCCTCCGGAGGCTTGCCCTGCACCGCCGCCTCGAGCGCGTCGATGCACTCGATGCCGCCCTGCGTGTAGTGGGACGGGTGGTTCACCACGTCGTCCTTCGGCTTCTCCGGCACGTAGCCCGCCATCACTTCACCTCCCCGAGATCGAGCTTCATCTGCCGCGGGTCCTCGGCCTTCTTCGGCTTCGCGCCCAGCTTCCGCGTGTAGCCCGCGTTGAGCCGTTGCAGGCCCTCGACGTGGACGTACAGGTCGGCGAGCGACTGCCCGAACCGGTTCATCGTCTCGCCGAACGCGTCGTAGAGGAGCCTCCGCGCCTCGTCCGACTCGCACCGGCGGAGGTCGTCGAAGAGGTTCCACGCCTTGCGCTGGAGCTCCCCGGCCTCGTCCTTGCACTTGGCGAGCACGGGGACCTCCTTGCGCAGCGCCGTTATCACTTCCTGCATCTTCATTCCGAAATCTCCAAAGTACGTTCCGTTCGTCGTTTCGTTCGACGCGGCGGGACGGACGGAAGAAACGTACAAAGAACGCCCGTCCCGCCGCAAGGCAAGAGTCCTTACTTCTTGCACTTGCCGCCCTTGCACGCGGCCTTCTTGGCCTTGCCGCCCTTGCACGCCGCCTGCGCGGCCTTCGGGTCGACCTTGGCCTTCGCTGCCTTCTTCGTCGCCATCGCTTCTTCACCTCCCTTCCCCGCGCCTTCTGTGGAGGTGGCGACGGCGACCTCTTGATCCGTAATGAAAAAGTCCGACCGGATGGCCTCGATGGTCTCGAGGATGTTGGCCATCGTCATCATGTCCGCGTAGGCGGGGAGCTCGCGCCGGGCCTCCTCAAAGTGGGCGGCGGCCCAGTCCGCATGGGTGGGCGCGGTCCCCTCCTTGATACAGCGGAGCGCGTCGATAAGAGCCTCCTCGCCATGCTCCTCGAGCATGAGCCTCGCCTCGCGCGCCACGCACGAGCCCAGCCCCACGGCGAAGTGCTCCTCGGCCCTGACCAGGGCGCCGACGGCGTACCAGAGGTGCGAGCGGTAGCCCGCCCTCACCTCGACGAGGTTTATGTAGGCAGTGCACACGCACGCCATGTACGAGTCCGGGAACACGTCCTTCTGCACGGCGCCCCTCGCCACGTGGTACAGGGCGGCGGACAGGTGCTTGATCGCGCACTGCGGGCACCCCGGCGTCATCAGCTCGTCGTGTATCTCCAGCATCACTCGCTCCTCCCGCAGCCGTCGTTGTCCTCGATGTCGAGGCCGACCCAGCTCGCCGCCACCCACAGGACGAGGACGATGCACACGAGGACCACTACCGCGAGCGCCTCGGCCGGGACGAGCGTCAGTGCCCATCCCCACGCTATGTGCCCCGTGAGCTTCGCCACGACGAGCACGACCTGCGCCAGCACGTCGATCCCGACGGCCCACGCCACGACCTTCATCATTTCCGCCTGCCCTTCTGCACGAACCCGTGCTTCTGCCTGTACTTGAAGACGAGCCTCCACGTGGAGACCTTCCGTCCCGTGGGGAGCCTGCCCTTCCACGGACGCCACTCGAACACGCCGAGCCCTCGCAGCTCCGTCCTCCTCCGCTCCGCCACGGTGGAGGAGAGCGCCTTGAGGAACTGGGAGACCGCGACGACGTCGGCGAGCGTGGGCTCCTTCCCGCCCGTGTAGCGCTTCAGGAGCGCCTTGCGGGAGTCGCCCATGCAGTAGAGCGCGACGCGCAGCCTTGTCGCCTCGTCCGTCACGTCGCCCTCCTCACCGGCGGAAGCCCTCCGCCCTGGAACACCACGACGAGCGGCTGCTTGCCGGCGTCCTTTTTCTTCTCGTCGGACGACCCGTCGATGTCGGCGACCGTGCCGGCCTCGGAGAGCCCGGTGAGCGTGTGCTCGACCTTGGCCGCGGCCGCCCAGGCCTCCGCGGCCGGCTTGACGCTCGCCTCGCCCTCGTTCAGCTTCTCGATCGCCTTGTCGCGCAGCTGCTTCGCCTGCTCGAGCTGCTCCTGCACGATCCTCGTGCGCTTTTCCGCTCGAATACGAGCCAGCTCGAGCTTCGCCTGCGACTCGCGCGCGGCGCACTCCTTCTTCGCGAGCTGGTCCCACTGGCCGTTGTACGACCACATCGAGACCGTGCGCTCCGGGACGCCCGCGATCTCCGCCGCCTGCGCTATGGTCTTCTGCTCGACGACGTAGGCGGTCATGGCGAGCTTGCGCTTCTCGGCGTCGCCGTAGTGCGGGTAGAGCTCCGCGACCGCCTTGTCGGCGTCGGGGTCGCCGGTGAGCTCCGTCGCCTGCGTGCGGAGAGCGGCCTCGCGGTTCTCCTCGACCGACTGCTCGTTCGGCATCACCTCGGGGACGTGTGCGTTGTCCGCCAGCACAACCTCGCCGATGGGCGTCCCGAGCTCCGTCGTCAGGATGGACTCGTTCGGGTTGTTCATGCCCGCGCCCTCCTCGCGTACTCCGCCATCAGCAGCGCCTCGGCCTTGCCGTCGTGCGGCTTGACGCACTTGGGCGTCCTTTTCAGGTCGACGCCGGGAAAGAGCCTCTGCGCGACCTCGATGGACGTGTTCTTGTCCGACGTGCAGGAGAACTCCTTCTTCCACTTCTGCGGGCGGACGAGCTCGTACGGGATGCGGAACGCCGTCAGCAGCCCGAGGATGAACCCGAAGTTCTGGCCGAACGAGAAGCAGCTCGTCACGCCCTGGCCGGGCATGGCGTTCACGTGCTCGACGACGGCGAACGTCTCGCGCCGGTCGACCACGCCGTTGCCCGTAGCGATGAAGAACGGCGCGACGCGGCGCAGCTGGTTCGCGTACTCGGACTCGCTGAACGGGATGAGTATGGGCGTCTCGCGGTAGCCGAGAATGGCCATCGCGCCGTCCTTGCCGGGGTCGATCCCTATGTAGACTGCACTATTCATCCGATTGCTCCGTAGTATATCATAACTCCGACCTCGGGGTCAAGCGCAAAAAGAAGACTTTTTCTCACTTCTCCCTCCTCAACGCGTAGGGTATCGACCAGCGGTGCGTCCGCTCGTCGTACTTCAGGTTGTAGCCGCCGCTCTTGTAGAGCGTCAGCAGGTTCTGGTGCAGCGTCCTCGCGTCGCACACCTCGCGGGCGAGGGCGTCGTCGACCTCCTTGATCCACTTGTAGACCTTGACCGCCGGGCCCTCCACGGCCCAGCCCTCGGCGTCGGAGAGCTCCGCCGGGTCCTTCTGCCCGGTCGTCTCCTCGATGCACGTCTCGAGCACCTCGACGAGGATCTGCGTGAGGCCGTTCTCGGCCGACGCCTGCGCCATGTCGGAGTGCTGCACCGCCCGGACGCCGAAGCGCTCGTCGCGTATCTCGGCGGGTATCTTCCACCCGAGGAGGAAGCGGGCGAACGCGGGCAGCTCCTCGGCGAGCCAGCGCTGGTTCTCGTCCGTCGACCCGAAGGTGTACTTGGCTCCCCCGAGCTTCAGCATCGTGAACTTGTCCCTGGTCGACATGTCGAGGTCCGGCAATACGGAGAGCGACTGCGCGTCGACGTTGGAGAGGATGACGACGCGGCCCGGCCACGGGAGCCCCTCGACCGCCGAGCCGAACTTCGCCTCGCACCGGACGCGCCCGTTCGCCGCGAGGACCTTGAGAGCCTCGGTGAACTTCAGCCTGTCGCGCTGCGTCTTGGAGCCGAGCTTGTCGTCGATGACGTGCACCGGCTTCCCCACGATGCCCGCGTTGAACCTGGAGCCCTTGAGGTACATCTCGTCGGCGTAGTCCCAGCCGCCCATGAGCCTGCCGAGGAGCTCGGTCGCGAAGAACGACTTGCCTATCCCGGTCGGGCCGGCCAGTATCAGCACGGTGCCCGGAGGCGGGTTCTCGGCAAGGCGGGCGGCGTGCCAGTAGAAGTGGTGCATCCACGAGATGAGGTGGACGAGCTGCGGGTCCTCGAGCTGCGCGACGGGCTTGCCGTCGCTCGGCCTGTGGAGCGGGTAGCCCGCCTTCTCCCACGCGTCGAACCCGTCCTGCCCCTTCATGAACATGGCCGTGAGGTAGCGGTGGATGTGCGGGAAGCCGGAGACGGCGAACGGGTTGTCCCACTCGCAGATGGACGGGTCGTCCCTGTACCGCTTCGGGCAGTCCGGGAACCGCTCCATGTCCTCGGGCGTCACCACGGCGATGCGCGGCGCGGGCTTCACCACCGTGACGAGCGACGTGTTGAGGACGGAGCCGAGGCCGGCGACGCGTATCTTCCCCGCCGGCCTGTAGATGACGGGCGCGACCGCGTCGACGACGTTCCTCCTCGTTATGGAGTAGAGCGCCCGGTCGAGCTCCGACATGTCCTCGCCCTTCCCGGGCTTCGCGGCGAGCTTCGCCTCGATTATGAGGTCGCGCCGCAGGACCTTCTCCGTCCGCTTCTCGAAGTGGACAGGCGTGTCGTTGCGGAAGAACCGCCAGTACTCGTCCTTCGCGTGGCAGTAGTACGTGTCCTCGAAGAACGGGGCCATCGACTTCGCCGTGTACTGCTCGCAGAACTCGGCGCCGAGGAGCCGCTTCCACGAGACGAAGCCCCCGTCGTGCGGCGTGTAGACCCGGAGGCCGTCCTTCGTGAACTGCGCGCCCGTCGCGTTGTCCGCGCTCGCGTCCCAGAAGCGGACGCACCGGACGCCGATCTCGACGCGCTCCGGCGGCTTGATCGGCCACTCGCGCTTCCTGATCTCCTCGGCGACGACGTCGAACGGGATGTCCACCACCTCGTCGACGAGCTTCTTCGACTTGGTCTCGAAGAGCTTCGCGTCCCACATTATGATCTCCTCGGTCGGCACGCGCGCCTGGGAGAACTCGTGCCACTCGCGGCCGATGTCCATCACCTGCGTGCAGAGCTCGGAGTCGGGGTCGTAGCCGACGCCCCAGCGGACGGCCTTGAGGTGCGCCGCTATGACGTGCAGGAGCTCGTTCGCGTGGGCGTTCCCCGCCGTCGTTATCGGGCGGTCGAACTCCCACACGAGGTGCAGCTTTTTCGACTGCGAGACGCTCCACCACCTCGGCTTGTAGCGGAAGAGCGGCTTCTGCTGCATGGCCTCGATGAGGTCCGGGGTGAACACGCCGTCGTAGTCCGCGACGAAGCCGTGGATGGCGGCGCACTGGTTGCCCTGCGACGTCGCGAACGCGGCGTTCTGCCCCTCGGTGAGGAGGAACAGGCAGTGCTTCGTGTCCGGGCTGAACCAGCGCTTCTTGTAGGATTCCTTCGGGAGGTCGAGCACCTCCGGCGCCACCGGGAACTCGGTCCACGGCGTCTCGCTCACGGACACGTGGTCGGTGGCGAGGTTGGGAAGGCAGAAGAACTTCATGCTACCGGCCTCCCCGTCCTGTGCGCCACGAGGGCGAACCCGCCTTCGCAGTCCTCGATCGCGAAGCACGGCAGCGTGACCGTGTTCCCGAGGTCGTCGGTGATGCGGACGTACATCTTCGCCGCCGAGTTCTTCCACGGGAACGAGGACAGCTTCATGGCCACGTCCTGAAGGCTGACCGCGCTCGGCAGGTCGTTCCGCTGGTGGTCCGGCGGTATGCACATGAGGAGGTTCATGCCGACCTTCCCCTCTACTTGTGATACCGGTCGCATATATCCCCCTCCACTTCGAGCATGAGCCCCTCGGTCCAGTCCTTTATGCGGTCGCCCCTCGTCATGATGCGCGGGATCTCGGCCTGCGCCTCCTCCGCGTCCTTCTCCGGGATCTGGAAGATGCACTCGTCGTACACGTTGAACACGTACTTCCACGTCGGGTGCGTGTCGGCGATCTCGACGATGGCGTTCATGAGGATGTCGCGGCACGCGGCCTGGATGATGTTCTCCATGATCGCCCCGCCGTTCAGGAACACGGGCGGAGCCCCGCGCACCGTGGACGCCTTGATCGCGATGCGGAACGACGGATGCTCCCGGCCGTCCTCGTCGATCTCGACCGTCTCCTCCTTGCAGAGGTGCGGGTTGAAGTAGCGCTTTATGCGCCCGCCCGGGAGGCGGATGGCGACCGTGTCCTTGCCGGCCGCGATGCGCTGCTTGAACACCTCCTCGTACTCGCGCCACTTGGAGACGATCTTCGAGTTCGCGCTGCGCCAGTCCGTCACGATGCGCAGGGACTCGAGGAGCTGGCCGACCTTCTCCCTGTTGCGCTCGGAGTACGGGTCGCCCTTGATCCTCGCCACGTTGCGGATGATGAACGTGAGGCGGCGGTCGAGCTCGGGCCACTTCTCGACGGGCATGGACGGGAGCTCGAGGCCCTGCGACTTGCAGTTGTCGACGAACTTCGCGGCGCCCATGCCGTACCCGAGGCCGAGCACGCAGCACTTGGCGAGGCGGTAGAGGTCGGGGTTCGTCTTCTTGATCTTGTCGCCGGACTTGCACCAGCCCATCATCACGGCGTTCGCGGTGTAGAGGTTCCCCTCCTTCTCCATCGCCGACATCATGTGCGTGTCGTCGACGAGCCACAGGGCGAATCTGCTCTCCACCTGTGCGTAGTCGTACACGGCGAACTTGCATCCCGGGTCGGGGACGTACATGCCGCGGATGTCGACGCCCTTGCCCTCGAACACGTGCTCGTCGCCGGACATGACCGGCTTGCGCGGGAGGTTGAGGAGGTTCACGTTTCCTCCCGACTCGGACCGGCCGGAGAAGCGGCCCGTGTGGGTGCCGAAGTAGAGGAACGCCGGATGCGACCTGCCCGCCTGGTCGACCGTCTCGAGCATCGACTCGACGCGGGCGAGGTTCATCGTCACCGACACGGCCTTCTGCCTCGCCTTTATGAACGGGATGTCGTCGTGCTCCTTCTGCCAGTCGAGGAAACCGGGGTCGTCCTTCTTGAACGACTTCGGGGGCTCGATGCCCGTCGCGACGACCGCGGCCCGGAGGGCGGGCAGGGAGCCGATGGGCTTCTCGGGATGCCACGGGATGTCGGCGGCGAGCTCGGCGAGGTAGCGCTTCAGCTCCTTCACGGACTCCTTCACGTAGTCGAGGTCGAGGCGGATGCCGCGTATCGTCGACTCGCGGTTCAGCTCGGACATGCGGCGCTCGAAGTACGGCCACTCGGACGCGTGGTCGAGCCAGATGTCGTGGCACTCGACGGCGTCGGATCCGCCGTACTCGACGAGGGCCCTGCGCTCGTCCGCGCCCAGCTCGTAGTCGTGGCGGCCGTCCATGCCGGCGCGGACCTCCTTGGAGATCTCCTTCCCGTAGAGCTCCTTCATCGCGCCCTTCAGGTTCCTCGGAGCGAGAAGGTAGGCGGAGAGGTCGGCGGTGCAGCGGTACGCGTTCCCGGAGAGGAACCCCGGCAGGAGTCCGCGCTTCACGAGCTCGAGCGTGACGACCTCGTCGAACGACGCGTTGTGCATCACGAGCTGGCGGCCCTTCAGGTTCTCCCAGTCCGGGAACTTCTCGGGGCGGCCGATGTAGAGCTGGCGCCCGTCGGGCAGCTTGCGGAAGAGCGAGCCGTCGGCGCGCTTCCTCGTGACCGTCTTTCCGGGCTCCCATCCGGCCTCGTAGCACCCGCCGCCCAGCGTCATGCCGGGCTCGAAGATTCCGTCGTCGGTTATCTCCCAGCCGCATATCGCGACGAGGTACGCGTCGAACCTCGGGTCCGCGCAGTACTGCCATGTCGGCATCGTCGACAGGGAATACTTCGCCTTCACGTCGTAGAACGACTCGTAGTCGATCGCCACGGCCTGCCTGTCCAGCTCTTTACCGTCCCGCTGGCGGACGTTGTTATCAAGCATTATATGCTTCCTTTCTGTTGTTGAAGTCCTCGTTCATGCGCTCGACGAGCGCCTTCGCCTGCGAAATGAGCTTCGCCACGACCTTCCGGAGCGACCTGACCTCCTTCGCCGTCAGCCGGAAGTCGATGCGGTACGTCGACAGGACGTTCTGCAAGGCCGCCCTCGTCGCCGAGAAGAACGGCATCGCCTCCTCGACCCTCGGGATGCGCCCGCCCCTGCCGAACTTCGCGCGCCACAGCATGTCCTCGGCGAACGACGCCATCGCGTAGACGCCGAACACGGGGCGCTTCAGCGGGGCGTCGGAGAGGAACCACGAGCGCGCATGGTGGATGAGCCCCTTCCTGGGGAAATCGTAGCGCTTCGGATCGAGCGCCTCGTGGAAGCGCCTCCGTATTCCGTCGCCGGGCTCGTACACCCGGACCTTCCTGCCTTTGACCTTGTCTGTCCTCATGGCCGCGTAGTATATCATAGCCCCGACGCCGAAGTCAAGCGCAAAAAGAAAAAAAAATAAACCCCCGATTCCTTTCGGAACCGGGGGCCTGTCCTCGCGGACATGTGCGCATCAGAACTCGCCGTTGTCGTCGACGTCGTCGAGGCTCGCCGCCCCGGCCTTCGCGGCCATGAGGAAGCGGAGGAAGTCCTCCTTCTCCTCGGCGGTGAACTCGTAGGGCTTGCCGTCCTTGAGCGCGCGCTCGAAGGCGTGGCTCGTGTAGGCGATGCCCTGCTTGTTCTGCGCCTCGAAGGAGTAGACGTGGCAGACGAGGCCGTTCACCGAGAAGCGGTGCGTGGCCAGGTTTGCCTTGTACTCCTCGGCGTTGATCTTGCCGTCCTTGAGGAGCTTCTTCTGCTCCTGGGCGTAGGCGAAGTCGGCGCGGGACTTGATGTTCCCGAGCGTCGAGTCGAGCGCCGCGAAGTACTGCTTGTCCCACTCCATGCGGGCCGTCGTGTAGAGGCGGTCGCCGATCGGGTACACGCGGAACTCGTCGGACTCCATCGTCTCCGGCACCGGCACCAGCATCATGAGGTAGCAGAACCTCGAGAGGTTCGCCCTCATCTTCGGGCGCCCGCTGTCGGGCCACACCTCGCCGGTCGGCTTCGGCGCGAGGCTGAAGCCTTCCGCCGCCGCGGCCGCGAGGCACTCCTCGGCGGTCATGGGCTTGCCGTTCGCGTCGAGCTGCCCGACGATCCAGCGGCGGGGAGCCACGTTGTTGCCGGGCGAGTACGGGCGGTCCTCCTTGAAGCCGTCGACCTTGTCGAGGATGATGCCGTAGATGCCCGCGTCCTTGCCCGCGTCGGCGATCTTGACGTTCGTCTCCTTGTTCTTCCCGACGTAGAACGCGCCCTCCTCGGGCTTGCCGTTCTTCGTCTCGCTCGTGCGCCACTGGCTCATGCCCTGGCCGATGCGGATGAACGGGAACTCGAGACGGGCCCCCTCCACCTGCACCTCGACGGAGACGCCCGTCTCCGCCTGCGTGGCCACCGCCGTCGTGCCACGGGCGTCGACGACGTCTTCGTTGTTTTCCTGCGTTGCTGCCGCCTCGGCGGCCTTCTTCTGGTTGCTCATTTTCTTTCCTTCGGTTTTGTCTTGTGTTTAGTCCTCCGCCCCACCCGGGGCGGAGAGACATCGTCTGGCTTACAGCGGGTGCGGGAGGCTCTCGACCTCCATCGAATCCCACTCCTTCTTGAGGCACGCGACGCAGCCCTCCATCTGGCGGGAGAACTCCGCGATGTGGCGGCCGGTAGTGCTCGACCATCCGTCCCACAGCCTGTGCAGGTTCTTCGTCTTGGCGTCCCAATACATGACGGGCGTCCCGTAGCTGATCAGGAACTTGTTCCCGTCGTCGTCCACGCGCACCCGCGCCTTCCCGTAGAAGGACTTGCGGGCGTCGTACTGCGGCATCAGTTCGTATTCGTTAGGCATCTT